TGGTTTTATGAGGGTATCGGCGTCTGGTACGGCCACCCCCGCACGGATGATGGGCAGCCGACCTGGACGGAGCTAACGCGCGGCAACGAGGAGCTGATCCCCGAGCAGGTGTTCAAGCCGCCGGGCAGTCGACCGTGCTTCGCGGGCTTTCATGACCGCGCCTGGTTTGCGTTCCCCAAGGCCGCCAATGTTCCCGCTCCCCCGCAAATCGTTGGCCATCGCGGGGGCGTGGGCGGGAGCCTGATGCACGCCTACAGTCGAACGGGTGGCGACTATGCCGGGCAGGCGCCGGACCACGTTGTCCTGGCGACACTGAATGTCGCGGCCGTCAATGGGCAGGGCCGCTCGGTGTACTATCTCACGGATGGCGGCGCGGGTGGCTATGCGACCGTCACACAATGCGCAACGCAGCCCTACGACAACAGCGGCGCGGGCGAGGTCAATGTCTACCACGTCGCGCTGAACGCTTCAGGGCTTCCCAACATCGTCGTTTCGGGCACCAACAGTGCAATGCCGAAGTGGACGAAGAACAGCGGCACGACTTGGACCCTGTGCAGCTTCACGGGCGGGACACCGACGCCAGGGGGCTCTTATCCCGTCGCCGACAAGGTGACGCCCGGGGTGTTCTACCTCGTCGATAATGCATCGGGCATCTGGAAGTCCACGGACGGCGGCGAGACCTTCGCCAAGGTCTCCGGCACCTTCTCGGGCATGACCTATGGGCGCATCATCGCCCGCCCCGATGCGGCGGGTGAACTGTGGTTCTTCTGGATCGGGCAGAGCAGCAACCTCGGCGTGGTCCGCCCCTCGGGGAACATCAGCCCCTACCAGCCGAACGGGGACAACCCCGCGATCATCAGGCGTTCGACGGACGGCGGTGCCACGTGGACCGACATGGGCGGCTCGGGCTGGACCGAGATGCACGCGCTTGGGTTCGGGAAGGCGGCCCCGGGACAGAGTTTCCCCGCGCTCTATGCCCTCGGCGCACGGACGGGCGACACGCCGAGCGTCTACCGTTCCATCAACATGGCATCGTCCTGGACGAAGTTGCCCGGCCCTTACACCGAGTATCCGACAGGCAACTACGACGCCCTGCGTTTCATTGACGGCGACATGGACACCTACGGGGATGTGTGGATCGGCACACGCGCAACCGGAGTGATCAAAGGCACCGAAGACGGGGTTTCCTACACCCGCATCCGGTTCAGGTAGCGGGCTCTCACTCGACCCGGTAAATCCGACGATAGAGAAGGGTTCGCCCGAGCACCCGGCCACGGTCAGCCCGTTTTAAGGTGGAGTACTGGTAAGCGTAGGTTCCGGCGCCAGCAAACAGAAGCGCAAGAAAGAGCAGGCCAATAACTGAGAGCATCGGTCAAACCCGTGTTGCCACGTAATCGTTATAGCAGCAGTCCGCAGCAGCGGCGATGGGGGGGAAATCCAACCGAGTCAAGCGTTTCTTGACCCCCTGGACGGTGTACCCGCAGCGCCGCAGCAGGGCGCCGATGGGGGCATCCGGGGCCGCTTGGGTGCCGTGGTCCTCAAACATGATCGCGCGGGGCCTGAACTGACAGAGAAAGGGCTCCAGGGCGCGGAATACGCTCTCCTCGTGGCCCTCCACGTCGATCTTGAGAAGGTCCACCTTCTGGACCTCGTAATGGTCGAACAGGCGGGCCGGGGACCACATATCGACCGGGGCCGCATCCTCTGTCGGCTCACTCACGAGACGGCTGGCGCCTCGGTTCTCGGTGTTCACGGCCATGTGGCCCGCGCCGTCGTGGTCCGAGATGGCAACGGGCGCGATCCTGGCGCGGTTGCCGAACTGATTGAGATTGGTCTTTAGGAGGTCGAGGATCTTGGGCTGCGGATCGACGGCCAGAACCGTCGAGTCCGGCACCTTCGCCAGAAAACAGGCGCTCACGTAGCCTATGTTGGCGCCAACATCGAGGAGCATGTCGCCGGGGCGGGCGTGCATGAGCAGCACTTCAACCGTCGTTCGGTCGAACTCGCCCGAGAGATACAGGTGCCGCCCGATGAGGTCGGACGGGATCACCGACATGGGAAACCCATCGGTGGTGACGATCCGGTCGTAATCGGTGCGGAACTCAAGGTTTCGGAAGAAGCGGTCGATGATCCGGCCCGCGCCCCTCGGAAAGGGCCAAGCCCGGACAAGAAGTTGAGGAATGCGGTGCTGCCGGTTCATGGCGGCATCGAACCTTGGAACCTACCCCCCGTCAAGCCGCCTCCGGGCGGCTCCTTTCACGAGGCTCAACGCCTCCGGGGCGGCCGGGGCCGCCCCGGGATGGAAGGGGCGGGAGGATGAGAGACCATGACAGACGCCGAACGCAAAGCCGAAGAGGCCAAACGGCTTCTGGACGAGACCAAGCCCTATTTCGAGCAGATCGAGCGGGAGGAATATGAGGCCCTTCTGGTGGAAGCTGACCCGCTCAAGGTTCAGGACCGCAGGCTTCAGATCCTCGCCATTCGCCGGTTACGAAGCGCGTTGCAGACGGCCATAACGGTCGGCACGCAGAGCGCCCGTAAGGCTCCAGCCGTAGCCTAATACGGCCATGACACGGTGGTTGTTCTAGTTGCTCCCGGTAGCCTAGAGCCCGCAAGCCGAACCGGGGGCCGTGTCCCCATCCCACGAAGCGGTGCGCCCGCTCACCCAGGGTCCGATCCCCTGGCGTGGAACCACAAGTGACCCATGGACAACGAAGAGAACACCGCTCCCTCCGCGGAGGCGAGCGCCCCTGAGCCTGTGACCATGGAGAGCGCTCTCGCGTCTCTCAATGCCCAGGACGAACCCGCTGCCCCTGAGCCAACTGAGGTTGCGCCGCCAGAGGATCAAGCGGACCCGGCCGAAGACGTATCATCAGATGATACGCCGGACGCCCTTCCTGACGCCGAAGCCGAGGAACCTGAAGTCCTCCACGGCAACGCGCGAACCCGCCTGCGGGATGGTTCCGTCGTCACCGTGGGCGAACTCAAGAAAGCCTACGACGAGGCCAAGGAATACCGCGTCAAGCAAGCCGAGATCGACGCCAGAGCGCGCGAAACCGAGGCGAAGCTGGCGCACATCGCGCAGACCGAACAGCAGACCGCCCGCATCATCCAGCAGGCGAAAGCCGTCCTTCAGGCACGTTTCTCTCCCAGGCCCGACTACGGCGCGGTGGAGCGTGGGGAAATCGACATCCTCACCTACACCGAGCAGAAGGAAAAATGGGAGCGCGACGCGCGGGAATGGCAACAACTCAACCAAGCTGAACAGGCTGCGGCCCAGAAAGCGCAGGAAGAGACAGCCAAAGCCCAGAAGGCTCAATTCGATGCCGAAGTTGAGTCTTTTCTGACCCGGTTCCCCGAGCATCGCCCCGCTGAGAAGCAGCAGGCGTTCAAGCAAGACCTCGTGAGGCTTGCTACGGAGACCTACGGCGCCAAGCCCGAGCAGTTGGGCGACATCAAGCATGCGTGGCAGCTTGAGATGGCGCAGGACGCAATGCGTTACCGCAAGCTCCAGGCCGAGAAGTCCAAGGTTCTGGAGAAGGTGAAGGATGCCCCGCCCGTCCAGGTCCAGACCCCGGGACGGCGGGTGAGCCCTGCCGAAAAGCAGGCTCAGGAACGGTCGCAGTTGTTCGCTCAGGCGCGAGCCCGCGGCGGGATCTCCCGTGAGGAAGCTCTCGCTCTCATGCAATCCATCGACTGAAAGGAGCCGCGTCCGTCCGGTCCAATCCCGGCGCGCGGATGATAGCCCATGCCTGCGATTACCAACACCTTCGTTACTTCGAACTCCAACCGCAACCGCGAGACCTTCTCGGACCTGATCTCCATGATCACGCCCGAGGAAACCCCGCTCGTTTCCCTCATCGGGAAAGAGAGCGTGGATGGCGTGAAGCCCGAGTGGTCGCTCGACGCTCTTGCCACCCCGTCCGTCACCAACAAGCGCCCGCAGGGTGATCAGTACTCCTACTCGGCCATCACCCCGACCACGCGCGTGGGCAACCACACGCAGATCCTCATGAAGGAGTTCCTGGTCGCCAAGACGCAGGAAGTGGTCTCCAAGGCTGGCCCGAAGTCCGACTTTAACCGCGAAAAGCTGAAGAAGGGCATGGAGCTGAAGACCGACATCGAGGTCACGGCGGCTCTCAACCAGGCGTCCATCGCGGCGTCGGGCGCCACCGCCGGACAGATGGGCGGCCTTCGCGCGTGGCTTGCCACGAACGACTCCATGGGTTCGGGCGGCGCCTCGGGCGGCTTCTCGGGCGGTCTCGTCACGGCCGCCACGAACGGCACCCAGCGCGCGTTCACCAAGGCGCTTCTCGATGACAACATCCAGAGCGTCTATCAGGCCGGCGGCAACCCCACCGTCCTGATGCTGTCGCCCTACCTCAAGCGCGTGTTCTCGTCCTTCATGTCGGACTCGAACGTGGCGGCGCAGCGCTTCCAAGCGTCCGCCTCCAAGCAGTCCACCATCGTGGCGGCGGCGGACGTGTACCTGTCGGACTTCGGCACCATCGACGTGGTTCCGAACCGCCAGTGGGCTCGTGTGGGCGCGACGCTCGCCCGGAACGCCTTCCTGATCGAGCCGAGCAAGCTTGCCATCGGCGAGCTGCGCCCCATCGCGCAGGACTCGGAAGTGGCCCCGAACGCGGACGCCAAGGCTGGCGTGCTCGTTACCGAGGTCACGCTCCTCTGCAAGAACGAGGCGGCTCACGGTGTGATCGCCGACCTGTTTGGGCTGACCGCCGCCTCCTAATACACACGAATACACACTCACCAGGGCGGCCTCCGGGCCGCCCTTTCCTTTTCTGAAGCCAACAAGGTGCGTCCCCAATGGCCCGTACAACTCCTGATGCTGCCCCGGTTGAGGCCGTGGCCGAGAAGCTGATCGAAGTCCGCCTGCTGCGTAACTACGTTCCCGAGAGCGCGGAGGTCCAGGAATGGGCCCATGACGTTCTGGAGCGGGACAAGAAGTCCCCGATCTACATCAAGCGCTGGGCCGGCGAGGTGCTGAGCCTGCCGCGCACGGAAGCCAAGCGCTGCATTGACCTTGGCATCGCCCAGATCACGGCGGACCTGATTTAGATGATCGCCACGTACCTACCGTGGCTCCTGTCGGCCATCACGATCTACATGACCGTGCTGGCTGGCAACAAGCATCCGAAGGCCTGGCTCTTCGGTCTCGTCAATCAAGCACTCTGGCTCGTCTGGATCGTAGCGACCGCATCGTGGGGCCTCATCCCCATGAACCTCGCTCTCTGGATCGTCTATGGGCGCAATCACCTGAAATGGGCCAAGCAATGAGCACGGAGCCCGACTACCTCACCGGCGACTGGCAGGTTCTCTACGACCACCCCGACATGCTGGTCGAGACCATGGACCTGGGCTCCCACCTCGCCGTGCGCCGCACCTTCAAGCACACGGCGCAACTGGTGGACCAGAACCGCGCCGCCTGCACGGAGAGCAACGGCAAGACGTTCGGCGACGGCAAGGTCGTCGCCTCGATCCCCCTCAACTTCTACTTCGAGCATTTCGGGCAGGCCGCCAAGGAAGGCGACCGGAAATACATCGAGAAGAAGCTGAACGACTCCGACTTCCGCGACTTCCGCACGTTCCGGGGAAAGTTGTAGCATGGCCATCACCTCCTACGCGGGCTTGCAGGGCAGCGTCTCCACCTGGGCGGTGCGCCAGGGCGACCCTGACTTTGCATCCGCGGTGCCCGATTTCGTCGCCTTCACCGAGAGCCTGCTGAACCACGGCTCGCAGGAAATGGCGCCGCTTCGGGTGCGGGAGATGGAAGCCGTTGCGACGCTGACGCTCGACGCGGACGGGGCGGTCAACCTGCCGGAGGATTACCTCGAATACCGCTCGGTTCAGGTGGCGGGCTACCCGCTCGCCTTCCTGACCCCGGACGAATTCGTGACCCGCGAGACCAACGGCGAGACCGGGGCCGGGTTCTTCACCATCCAGGACGGGTCGCTTCGCGTCCTCGGCGGGGCGGACCTTGAGCTGACGCTGCTCTACTATCAGACGATCCCGGCGCTGTCGGACACGAACACGAGCAACTGGCTCCTCGCCAAGGCGCCGAACGTCTACCTCTTCGGATCACTCACCCATGCCGCGCCTTTCATGGGGGATGATGCGCGGGTGGCGCTGTGGGCGCAGATGTTCACGACCGCAGTGGCGGGCCTGCGCGCCTCCGACCAGCGGGGGCGCTATGCGCGCGTGGCGATGCGAGTGGGAGGTCACACCCCCTGATGATCTTGCTCGGCCCCTTCGCCCCTGACAAGGCTTCGCTCGACAGCGGCGTCTCGATCAAGGCGCTCAATGTTTATGCGACCGGGCGGGGCTTTGGCCCCATGCCGTCGTTCTCGTCCTACGGCGTGGCGGCGTTGCCCTCCCGTTGCCTCGGGCTGTTCTTCGCCCGCACCAATTCGGGCTCCTGGCTGGCGTTCGCGGGCACGAAAACAAAGCTCTATAAGCTCGTCTCGGGCGCCTGGAGCGACTATTCGGGAGCGGTCACGTTCAACGTGCCGGATGGGGATTACTGGAGCGCGACGCAGTTCGGCTCGTACCTCATCGTCACCAACACGACGGACGGGCTCTACTCCATCGACGTGGACACGGCGGCAACGGCCTTCTCGGCTCATCCTGCCGTTCCCACGCCACCCAAGGCGCGCGTCGTCAGGGCTCTGGGCGGCTACCTGTTCCTGCTTGGCATCGCCACAACGCCGAAGCGCCTCAAATGGTCGGCGGATGGCGACAGCCTGGACTTTGACCTTGATCCCTCCGGCACGGGCGCCTCGGAGCGGGACTTCCCCACGGGCGGGCGTCTTCTGTCGATGCACGGGTCAGAGACCGGCTTCATCATCCAGGAGCAGGCGGTGCGCCGCTTTGCCCAGATCCCGGCGGGCGACTTCCTCTTCGACATCGATCTTGTGGAGGGCGTGAAGGGCGGGCTGGGGCCCTACTCCTCCGTCTCCTTCGGCCAGAGCGTGTTCGCTCTCCTTCAGGACGGGTTTTATGAACTCGGGCCCCAGGGCATCAACCCCATCGGGCAGGAATGGGTGAACGAATGGTTCTTCGACACCTGCGACGGGGCGAGGCTCGAGGAGGTGATCGCCACGGTCGATCCCTTCAAGCCGCACATCATCTGGCAGTTCTACAGCACCTCCGGCATCACGTACTTCGACCGGCAGCTCATCTACAACTGGCAAAAGCAGCAATGGACGTATGCGAACGTCCAGGCGCAGATGATGGGGCCGATTGCAGCCCCGGGCACGACCCTGGAGCAGTTGGACAGCATCTCGGGCAGCATCGACGGCCTTTCGGCCTCTCTCGATGCCCGCCAGTGGGAAGGGGACAATCCCTCCCTTGCGTCGATCAATAGTGCCGGTGTGCTGTGCTTTGCCAACGGGCCGAACCTGGAAGCCGTGATCGAGGGCGACGACACCGAGGTCAATCCGGGCGGGCGGGCCACGTTGAGCGAGTTGGAGGTGGCGACCGATGCCACGGGCCATACGCTTCGGATCGCCTATCGGTCGAACAGCCTGCACGGGGCGATTGAACACACCTCCTCCTTGTCGAACACCCGGGGGCGGTTCTTCCCGCGCCTGTCGGCCCGCACCATGCGCCCCGAGGTGACGATCCCGGCGGGCGAGGTGTGGACCTACATCAAGGGCGTTCGCCCCTCCCTGCGGCCTGACGGGAGGCAGTGATGGAGAGGCGCCTTCCTGGGGTCGCGACCCCGCTCGATGCGAACACCAAGGCGCTGTTTCAGGGCGCGTCGATGATGGTGGGGGAGGTGACGCTGACCCCGGGAAGCACGACCACGGTGGTGAACTTCCGGGGCGTATCGGCCAAGAGCCACATCGATCTGGAGCCCACCAATGCCGCGATGGCGACGGAGTGGGCGACGACGCGGCCCTACGTGTCAGCCAAAGACACGGACCAGTTCACCATCACGCACGCGAACAACGCGACGGTGCGGACGATCAGCTTTGCGGTGAGGAACCCGAGACGGGCATGAACCTCGCCACCTTGGGCCGCGATGAGGCCCTGACGCTCTCCGCGATGTGGCTGCCGCATCTGGAGAGGGTGGTGGCGCGCGGCATGGCGAACGGCCCCGCAACCCTCGCTGAGATCCAAGGTTCTGTACAGACTGTACATCTGATCTGGGACGGCCCCCGCCATGTGGCGAGCGTGGGCACCCGGATCATTCACGACATCAACAACAACCCTTGCGGCCAGATCGTCTGGTGTGGGGGTGAGGGCTTCCCGGCCATCCTCGACGTGATGCCGGATCTGGAGGCGCACGCCCGTGCGGCGGGGTGCGTTCGCTTGCTCGTACATGGACGGCTGGGGTGGAAGCGGGGGCTTGCCCAACACGGCCTGAGACCCCGCGAAGCAACCTATGTGAAGGAATTAGCCTAAATGGGTTCCTCGTTTTTCCAGCAAGGCCCCTCGACCACGACGGGCTCCAGCCAGAGCCAGGGCTGGCCTTACGCACAGTGGGGCCTCGATCAGGCCAAGGGCGTCACGCAGACCGGCATGAACGGCGGCTGGGTCGCGCCCATGAACCAGGACCAGACCACCGCCATGAACCAGATCCGCACCCTCGCGGGTCAGCCGAACGAACTGGCGCAGACGGGCTACAACAACCTTCAGGGGTTCCTCGGCAATAACGGCATGACGGCCGGCACCCAAGAGAGCATGGGCCTCCTGCGCGGCATGGCGGACGGATCGCAGGCGGGGCAGAACCCGGCCTTGATGAGCATGATGGAGCAGAACGCTTCGCTCGTCGGGGGCCAAGCGTCCCGCGCCGCGCGCTCGGTGGGCGCCTCGGGCTCCCCGGAGCATCAGGCCTTCCTCGCCAAGCAGATCGGGGCGGCCAACAACCCGCTGATCTCCCAAGCCTATGAGAGCGACCGCAACCGGCAGCTTCAGGCGTCGGGGCTCCTCGGCTCGCTTCAGGGCGCGGCGGACGGGCGGTTCCTGCAAGGGCTCAACGTGGCCCCGACCGTGGATGAGATGCGTTACGGGAACGCACAGAAGCTCGCGGGCGTCGGCGATGTCATGCGGGGCTTTGACCAGGAAGGCCGCACGGCAGGCCGGGATGCCTTGAGCTGGTACGGGAGCGCTCTCGCCGGGGCAGGGGGCATGGCGCCCACCACCACGACCTCCACGGCCTATGCGGCCAAGCCCTCGGGCGCGCAGCAGTTGGCGACCTGGGGTGGTCTCCTCGGATCATTTTTGTAAGGGGCTGACAGAATGGGTCTCTTATCAATGCTGGGCTACGACCAGGAGAACACGGGCGGCATCCTCGGGTCCCTCGGGCGCGGGCTGTCGGCCAACAGCGGCATGCTGCTCGGCTATGGCCTCGGCGGCGCTCAGGGCATGATGCAGGGCCAGCAGAACGACCGGCTCGCCGCGAAGATGCGGATGGAGCAGGCCGAGAAGCAGAAGCAGTCTGCGCAAACGCAACTGGCGCTGAAGTCGCTCGGCGGCGACAAGTTCAAGGACGTGGACGACCCGCAAGTCGCCCAGATGATCCTATCTCAACTCAACAACGACCGCACCTATCAGTTACAGCAGCAGACGGCGAACAAGCCGCAACTCATCGGTTCGGCCGAGACGGGTTACACCTGGGCAACCCCCGGCGGTTCTCTTCCAGAACAGTTCACCAAGCCTCAGTCGGGCTTCAAGGCCACCGACGACATGCGCGAGTACCAGTTCGACATGCAGCAGCGGGCTGCGCAAGGCGGGCAGGTCATCCCGTTCGGCGAGTGGATGCAGCAGACCAAAAAGACCAATACGACCATTAACAACATCCCGGCACAGATTGAGAAGGAAGAGGAGAAGTTGCGGGCTCAGGGCGCGGCGAAATACCTGAACGACATCGCGGGACAGAGCGGCGCGGTGGCCCAGCGTAGCGCCGACCTCAACACACTCGGGAGCATCATTTCCAAAACTCCGACTGGGTCCAGTACGGAACTGCGCGCTCAACTCGACGGGATCGGCAAGAGCCTCGGCCTGTCAGATGGAACGCTCAAGACACAGGCGGACGCGATCAAGGCCATCACGAACCGCATTGCACCCACCCTGCGCGCGCCCGGTTCCGGCTCTCAGTCGGATGCGGAACTCGCCGGCTTCCTCTCGGCGCTCCCCAATCTATCGGCCACGCCGGGCGGCAACCAGATCATTCAAGGCACCTTGCAGCGCGCGGCAGCCATCGATCGCGAGAAGTCCCGCATTGCCGCTCAATATCAGACAGGTCGCCTTTCAGCATCGGAGGCGCGTGCCAAAGTTGCTGAGATCGAGGAGCGGTCCATCTTCGGCAGCGACGAGGAGCGCAAGATCATCGAGAACCTGATGGGCGGTGCTCCGCTGTCCGGCAATGCGACTGAGCAAAAGGGTTGGGGCGTGATTGGGGTGAGGGAGCGCTAATGCCAGTCTTCACGATTCAATCTCCGGACGGTCGAGAGATCGACGTAAACGCGCCTGACCAAGATACCGCCATTAAGAACGCGCAGGAATGGGTGAAGGCAAACCCGAAGAGGGCGAAGGCTCCCGAGGGCAGCGGCGACGTGTCTGTGGGGTCGGTGTCGCGCTCACTGCTGCGCGGCATTCCCTTCATCGGCACCTATCGGGACGAGGCGACCGCGAAATTCCGGTCCATGTTGCCGGAAGGCGTTCTGCCGGAGGGGTTCGGCAAGACGGGAGGCTCCTACGAGGAGCACCTGGAGACCGAACGGGCGAAGGACAGAGCGTTCGCCGACCAGCACCCGTACCTCGACACAGGGCTGAGCATTGCAGGCGGCGTGGGCGCGACGGCACTTGCCGCGCCTGCGGTGGCCGGTGCGGGGGTGGCTGCGACCGTCGGTCGAACGGCCCTTGGCCTCGGCGCGCGAACGCTTCCGGGAGCAGTGGCTCGCGGCGCAACCGCAGGCGTCCTCCAAGGCGCGGCAGCGGGCTCTGGCGATGCCGAGGGTGGCTTTGTGGATCGCGCGGCGGGAGCGGGTCAGGGAGCCGCGATTGGCGGCGTTCTTGGCGGCACCATTCCGCTCGGCTTTGAATATCTCCGGCGCGGCGGGAGCGCCGCATTGAACAAGTTCGCCGGGAATGGCGATGCCCTGTCGGGTCTGTCGGGCGGCGCCCGTCGCTATGTGGGTGAACTCGCCACCCCACAGAACACTCAGGCGTGGCAGCAGGATCTCCAGCGGCTCGGCCCGGATGGTATGCTGGCCGACGTGTCTCCCGAATGGCAGATGGTCGCCCGCGGTGCGGCAGCGCGACCCGGCTCCCGTGAGGTGGTGGTGGGCGCGCTTCAGGGCCGCAACGCTGGCTCGAACGCCCGCCTGCGGGCTGACGTGGACGCCGCCATTGGCCCCGCCCCGATCCCCTCGCAGGTGGAGGAAGGGCTGGAGGCCAGCCGCGCGGCGCTTCAGCCGGCCTACCAAGAGGCCCTTGAGAACGCCACGCCCGTGGATACGCGGGGCCTTGCGCGCCGTCTCGACGCGACCGTGAACCGGGAGCGCGGACCGGCTCAGCGCGCGGCGGCCCAAGTGCGCCAGATGCTCAATTCTGTGCGGGACCCCGACGCATTGGACATGCACCCCGCGACCCTGCTCAACACGCGGCAGGCCATCGACGGCATGCTTGCGACCGAGGCGGACCCGAACACCATCCGCATGCTGACATTTGTCCGGCGCGAAGTGGATGCGGAGCTTGCCCGCAACGTGCCGCGCATCAAGCAGATCGACGCCCAGTTCCAGGAGTTGTCGCGCCAATCCGGCGGGCTTGCCCGAGGCACCAACGTGCTGGACACAGGGCGGACGGCTCCTCGTCCGCAGGAATTGGCTCAGGAGATCCAACAGGGCGCACAACCTGAAGGCCAGATGGTCGGCCCGTCCGCCACTCCGATGCGGATGCGGCAGGGGCTCCGCGCCGAGATCGACCGCGTGATCGGCACGAACGGCAACGACGCACGAGCGATCCAACGTACGATGCGAGGGTCACAAGCCGAGGGCGACTGGAACCCGCAGAAGATGGGCCAACTGTTCGGCGAGGACCGCGCGCGGCAGGTGACGGACGCCGTTGACCGGGAGGTGACGTTCCAGAACACCGCCAACCGGGTGACGGGCGGGTCGGACACGGCCTCAACGCGCGCCTTCCAGGAAGCCCTCGACCGGGCTGAGAATGGCTCTGCTCTGGGCGGCGGGGCAGGGGGCGACCTCACGGTCTTCGGTGCTGTCGTGCGCGGAGCCCGCACCATTGGCGGCATGCTCATGGGCGAACTCGGAAAGGCTCGCGCCAATCGCTTCGCGACGGAGCTGGCCCGGGTGTCTGTCGCTCAAGGCGTGGACCGGGACGACCTGATCCAGGCCATGATCCGAGCCGGGGTCCGGCAGCAAACGGTCTCCCGGGTGCTGGATCACGCCACGCGGACGGGCCTCATCGCGTCTCGTGAAGCCCCGAAACTCTTGCAAGGACAGCGAGAGCCACGGTCACGATAAGGAACACCTGCACGGTCTCCCACGGGGTCGCGAGTTCAAACGCTTTTCTGAGCGTGACGGTGATGAGGGTGATGTAGGCGATCATGATGCCGAACCCGGCCACCATGATCAGCCCGAAGGCCAGTTTTCTGGGCCAGGGCATGGAGCGGAAGCGTTCAACAGCCGTCATTCTGTGCACTTTTGTAACAAGATTCGGTTTAGCTTGGCACGGTCGCCCGCTGGAGGACAAGGTGCCATGTTCCGCTGTGCATTCCTGCCAATTCTCGCTCTGACCCTCGGGAGCCCCGCCATGGCAAAGCCGATCCCACAGCCGCCTCATGATCCACTGAAGCAGGTTCCGACACCGGACGGCACGTTCCGCGATAGCCGGGACGAGCCGTCCCTTGCCGAACAGGCGCTTGAGATGTGGCGCGGCTACATGGGCAACGAGCCCATGCCCGACCGCCTGAAGAAGCACTACGGCATTCCGCTCGATAAAGAGAAAGCACGCTGATGGCTGACTGGCGCGAGGTTTTCGGGGGCTACCGTCCGTCCGATCTGGTTGAGGACCGGCGCGCGCTCGGCCCCGACATCTCAGCCTATGTCGAGACGTTGGCGCAAGCCGGGTTTACGCCCGAAGAGATCAGCGTTGCGCTCGACATTGAGAACGAGAGAAACCTGTCAGCTAGCCAGGAGCGGCAAGCCCGCTACGGGTCCGTTCAGCCCGGCTGGTACGACCGCAACGAACTCGAACGAGACGTAGCGAGGATCGGACAGGGGATCAAGAACGGCCGCACGGACCTGACGCCGCTCACGGGGTTCTCCCCGACGGCCAAGAGCGAACTGGCGTTCTCGCAGGACATGACGCAGCTTCTGAGCGGCGCTCCAGCCTTCAACGACACTTTCGCGCGAAGTGATCGGGCCGTCTCGCGCAATGATCTCGGCTTGAGCGCCGGGATGCGTGGTAAGGCAGCCGAACGCGCCGTCCAAGAGGGCACGATCAAGGCCGATTACATGGGCGGCAAGGCGAAACCCTCGGGCGCTGCCAACCACAAGGAAGCCTTCATTCAGAACTTCGGCCCGATGATTGCCGAGGTCTCGCGCCGCACGGGCATCAACCCGGAGTTGGTCGCCGCTCACGCTGCGCTGGAAAGCGGCTGGGGCAAGAAGACCGCCGGCAACAACATGATGGGGATCAAGGGCAAGGGCGTCACGGTCGGCACCTGGGAAGACACCCCGCAGGGCCGCGTCAGCATCAAGGACAGCTTTCGCGCCTATCCGTCCAAGATGGCGAGTCTGCTCGACTACGCCAACCTGATGAACAAGAACTTCCCGGAGGTGGGCAAGGCCCGCACGACCCGGGAACAAGTCGCGGCGCTCGACAAGTCCGCGTATGCGACGGACAAGAACCAGGCGGCGAAGCTCGGCGCCATCGCGAAAGACATTGCCGGGATGCCGTCCTTCCAAGACGTTATCCGGGACCAGCAAACGCAGATGGTCGATGAGGCCATGCCGGCCTTTGACGCGCCGCCCGACCCGTTCGGCCTCGACATCTTCGGTCCTGCCCAACCCGCTTCGGCGGGTTTTTCTTTGCCCTTCGGCGGGCAGTTCGCGGACGTGCTGGACGACAGTTTCGCGCCGGCGCCGATGAGCCAGGCGGCCTTTGACGGCGTCTTCGATCAGGGCTTTCCGGCCGGGCCCGCCCCGATGTCACAGGACACGTTCAGCGATGTGTTCACGAACGGCATGGGGAACGTCACCCTCGGCTTCAACGGCCCGATGGATGAGGCGACGGGGCTCGGCTATGGCGTCGCGCCGCTCTCAGCCGCCGGGTGGGGGCAAGCCGCCGGCCTCGATCTCGGGTTCTCTCCGGTCGATTTCGGCGGGCGCTTCGCAGGCGAGGGGATGCCGTCTCCCGCCGGACGTGCCGGGCCGCGCGACACCGGCATGTTGCAAGCCGGGTTCTCCGATCCGGGCTTCGGGTCGTTCAATCCCACAGAGCGGTCCTTCAGCGCCCCCGCCTCCCGCGAGAGCTTCAGCATCGGCCGCCCCACGTCCGATCAATGGGCGAATGTGGGCTTCATGGACCCGTCCATCGCCTTTGCGCAGGGCGACATCGCGGAGGAAGAAACCGCGCCCGCGCCCCGGATGGACTTCGCGGCGGTGGACGCCAAGCCCCGCGCCGATCTCGGTGCACTCCAAAGTGCGCTTGACGCGGCCAAGGACCGACTTGCCTCAACACCCGCCACCGTCCAGCAGAGCTACACCGCGAACCCGTCCTGGGGTCTCGACAGCCCCAAAGAGCGCGGGATGATGTCGAGAGCGAACGAGTACGCGACGCGATCCGTCGCCAACACGCAGGCACTCCAGGCGGCCAAGGCGGAAGTCGCCAAGCGGGAGGCGGCCCTTGCCGCTGCCCAGCGCGCGACCCCCGCGGCGCGGGCGGCTGGGGTCGCAGCCGCCCGGCCGCAAGCGCAGCCCACACGCGCGCTCCCCTCGGCAACGATGGCGGCGCCGCAGGCTCAACCCCAGGTGCCCGCCAGCCCGTATGCGGGGTACGCGCATCCCCTCGATGCCATGGCGGACATTCGCACCGGCAAGGCGTCGATGCCATCGGGCTACAACACCGCCTGGGGGCAGAAAGCCTTTGGGGACGATGTTTACGCGGCCGTGGCTTTCGATGATCTCCGCAACGAGGTCGCGAAGGGCATGGGCCATCCGACCACCAAGAACCTCGGGGATCTCTATAGCGAGCTGCCGGGCGGGGTGAAGGGTGGCCTGACAGGCGGCTTGCGCGGGGCTCTAGCGGGCGGCCCGCTTGGCGCTCTCGTCGGCGCGGGTCTTGGCGCCGCGATGGGCCACTATGCGCCCAACGGCATCCTCAGCACCCTTGGCCTGCCGACGCCGGGCCAGGTACTCGGCAATGCGGCCCGCAGCGTGACGGGCTTCCATGGTGGGGTGCCCGGGTGGTCGCCCACCATCGGCATCGCGCCCAACCAGCCGGGATATGGCGTCAGCAACGGCCGGGACTCCTCGGGCGCTCTGAACGACGGCTCCGGCTACCAATACGGCGGATACGACACCCGCGCGGATTGGGGCGGCTGGAACGCGCACGACCTCGACGGCATCGATTTTAGCGGCGGCCTTGGCGGCTACGGCGGCAGCGGTGGCGGCGGTGGCTACGACTTCGGCGGCGGCGGATGGGGCGGCCCGTCCAACGACTCCCCGCACGGCAATGGCGGCGCATACGGCGCGGACCGAACCTAACATCAAGGGGGCATGAATGCCGATTTACGCTTGGTCGCGCACCGCGGCCGACAACGACGATGCTGACATCGCGTCGGGGATCAACTGGCAGGAGGGGCAGGCGCCCTCCACGGTGAACGACACCGGCCGGGCGTCCATGACCGAGATTGCCGAGTGGCGCGATGACATCAGCGGTACGCTCACCACGGCAGGCACCTCAACGGCCTACACGGTGACGAACAACGGCTCGTTCACGACGCTGGCTGATGGGGTCACTCTGTCCGTCACCGCCAACGTGACCTGCGGGGCGTCCGCAACCTTGAACGTGAACGGGCTCGGGGCGAAGAAGCTCCGCAAGTTCACGGGCGGGTCGGAGGCCGACGTGGCGGCGGGGGATCTCGTTGCGAACGGCCACTATCTCCTCCAGTACGACAGCGCCGCGAACGCCTCGGCCGGCGCCTGGATCGTGCTCAACCCCACGGTGGCGGTGCCGTCCATCCCGGACGCCATGCCGGTCGGCATGATCGTGCCCTATGCCGGCACCAGCGCCCCCAGCAAGTTCCTGTTCTGCTTCGGGCAGAACGTCTCGCGCACCACCTATTCGGCCCTGTTCACGGCGCTCGGCACCACCTACGGCTCGGGCGACGGTTCAACCACCTTCACGCTCCCGGACTTGAGGGGCCGCGTGGTGGCGGGCAAGGACGACATGGGCGGCTCGGCCGCCTCGCGTCTCACCAACTCGGGCACCGGCAACCCGGGCATTGCAGGCGCAACGCTCGGCGCTGCGGGCGGAGCGGACAGGCACACGCTCACCACCGCTCAGATGCCAAGCCACAACCACGGGCTCTTGCGCACGGGCACGCTCACGGGCGGCGGGTCGGATGCCATGTCGCAATCGGCCCAGAACACCAACTCCACGACGACGCAGAACACGGGCGGGGGCGAGGCCCACCCCATCGTTCAGCCCACCATCGTCTTGAACTTCATCGTATATGCGGGGGTCTAACCTATGGCTTTGATCGTCAATCAGGCCACTGCCGACGCGCTTGGCTTCAGCCTGCCGGCTGCGGTACTGGCTCACAAGGCGGCCGTTGAGGCCCATCGGCTTACCGTGGGCGTTCCGGCGCCCACCGCTCACCCGATTGTGGAGGCCATCGTTCGGCAGCACGGCGGGTTGTTCTCGGTCGTTGAGAGCGAGGCGCCGGTCGAGGAGGGCCCCTTGAGGGTCACCCGCGCCCAGGCTCGCATTGCCCTCTCCCGGGCGGGGCTTCTGTCTGCGGTCGAAGCCGCAGTCTCCGCCGCCGATGAAGAAACCCGCATCTGGTACGCGGATGCCGGGGTGTGGAAGCGCAACGCCGCTCCCGTCGTGAGCCTTGGGGCCTCGCTGAACCTGACGCCCGCTCAGATCGACGCGCTGTTCATCACCGCCTCTCAGATCGACGTTTAACTCTGCTCTCACAATCGGAGCCTGCCATGGCCGCTGCCAATCTGGAGCGGATCCTTTCGCTTGTCTTCGGACATGAGGGAGGGTTCACCGACGACCCCAAGGACAAGGGCAACTGGACCGGCGGCAAGATCGGCCTCGGTGTCATCAAGGGCACCAAGTACGGGATCTCCGCCGCCGCCTATCCCACGACCGACATCGCGGGCCTGACGCTCGCCAAGGCCGCGGCCCTCTATCGCCGTGACTACTGGGGCAAGATCCGGGGCGACGAACTCCCCTCGGGTCTCGACTACTGCCTGTTCGACTTTGCGGTGAATAGCGGCGTGGCGCGAGCCATCATGGGCTTGCAGCGGGCGCTCAACCTCGCGGACGACGGCAAGATGGGGCCGATCACCTTGGCGGCTGCCATCAAGGCCGATCCGCAGGCTCTCATCCAGCGCATCTGCGCCGACCGGCTGACCTTCATGCGGCGCCTGTCGTCCTGGCCCACCTACGGCAAGGGATGGTCCCGCCGCGTCGCCTCTGTCGAGCGCGAAGCCCTGAAGATGGCGAGCCTCGCGTGGCCGGAGAACCTTGCCCCCTCCGACGTGAACGACACCGCCCGCGCCGAGCTAGCGTCGGTGGCGCGCGGGCTCGTCTCCACCCCTTCCACCCCCTCCCTCTGGAGCCGGATCAAGCTTTGGTTCGGACACGCGTAAGAAAGGACATTCCATGCAGTTCTTCTCCCCCGGCGTCATCGCCGCCGTTCTCGCCGTGATCGCCACCATTGCGGGCGCTCTCGGCAAGCCGCAGCTCGCCGCCTTCCTTGGCTCGCCCGAAGCCGCCACCGCGTTCAATGCCGTCGTGACCAGCGCCGGCGTGATCCTGGCGGGCGTTCTGCCCGGCATCAAGAAAGCGGCGTGACCGCTCTTCTCGCCAGTGCTCTGCCGTTTCTCACCGCGTTGGTGGGGGCGGCAGTCTGGTACTGGCGTTTCCGAGCCTCCCGAGACCAATCCCGCGTGGACCGGGCCGAAGGCACTATCGAACTCCTGAAAGAGAAAGGCCGGGCCGATGATGAGGCTGCCGGTATGTCTCATGCTGATCGGGTTGAGTGGCTGCGCAAGCACTTCTCACGCCCCCGCTGACGCATGGTGCCTGAGTAATTCCCCGCGTCGCTACACGGATGCCGAGCTTGCCGCGATGGGCGAGCAGCAGAGCCTTGAAGCGGTCGCTTACAACAAGCTCGGGATGTCCCGCTGTGGATGGGGGACGAAGTGACGGACGACATCAACAAGGTGGCGGTGGCCATCGCGGAGATGAGAGGCGAGTTCTCAACGAAGCTCGCCCGGATCGAGGAGCGGCAGGAGGCGTCCAAGGAAGCCGCCGACCACAGGCACAAGAATGCCGTGATGGCCTTGGACGGGCTCGCCCGCAAGTTCGAGGACACGGTCTCCCGCAAGGAGTTGGACCCCATCGTCAGGGCCCTTGAGAACGATCACGGAGCCTTGGAAATCCGGGTCGTCAAGATCGAGGACGCGCAAGCCCTCCTCGCCAATACCAAGAACCGCACGGCACTCTATGCCGGCGGGGCAGGGTCCGGGGTCGGCGCTGCCGTTTACGCGGGACTTGAACTCCTCGCCAAGAAAATGGGCTGGGTCTGAAGGCAGGGCGCGGTGGCTGGGGACGACCCCCGGCCCTTGGGTATCCGGTTGACCCCGCATCCGCAGGAACGGGCCGCGCCCCGCACGAACTCTATCAAATCCTGAAGAGCCGCAAAAGGCCGAACCTCTCTTTCATTGGGGGCCCCATGAAAGGTCTCGTGATCTTGCTGATCGCGGCTGCGGTCGCATGCCTTGTCATCTACGAACAGGGCGCCGTTGCCCGAGAGGCCAAGAAGCGAAAGCCGGTCGGCCCCTCCAAGCTGGAAAAGACCTGCACGATCCATAAGAAGGGCCTTCATCCGCTCTTCGACCCGGATCAGTTCGCCCGGGTGCCCTGCCATATCCTGGACGAATGGCTGCCCTTCAAGGCGCGCGTTTAGTGGGAACGCCGCTGAGCCAATCTCAGATCGCTGAGACACACGCCGCCATTGCCCGCTTTCCGGGCAATATCGAGATGATGGCCCGGTCTTTGGGAATTGCCCGGTCCACCATGCAAAGCCGTCTCGCGGCCATAGCATCAGGGCGTTACAGACAGGACGGGGAGGGGGTGTCTGTAACGGAAGAGAGTCTCCCAAAACTCCCCAATTTGGGAAAACCCCGCATCCGGGTCCAGGCGGTCACGTCGGAGACGCGGGACGAGCCGATCTATACGGTGGTGGCCATCGGAGACCATCACGACAAGCCCGGACGGGACAAGACCCGGGCGCTCTGGATGGGGCGGTTATGCGCCGAGAAGAGGCCGCATGCGGTGGTCTCAATCGGGGATTGGGCTTCCCTCGACAGCCTCAGCACGCATGAGACCCCCGGGAGTGCGAGTGACGCGGAGCGCCCGGCGTTTCACGAAGAACTGGATAGCCTCGATGAGAGCCTTTCCGTGTTCCACAAAGAGCTTCCGGTCGGCGGGGTTCCTGTCTTTCAGGTCCACGGCAATCACGAGCATAGAGCCGTCCGTGCCGCTCAGCGGCAGCCGAAACAGTGTGGTGACCTGCCCATAAGGCTCGACACGGTATTCAGTCGCTATCGGTGGCAGACCCGTCCCTTCGGCGAGTTCCTCGATCTTTACGGCGTCGATTTCGTCCATTGCCCCCTCAACGTCATGGGCCGGGAGATGGGCGGGGAGAACGTCGAGCGGAACATCGGCAACAAAAGCCTGCGCTCCCTCGTCTTCGGCCATACTCACCGCGCCAATGTCATGAACGTTAGCAAAGTGGGCCAGCAACGTAAAGTAACAATTCTGAATTTGGGCACCTCCATGCCCATGAACATGGTGGAAAAGTACAGCGGCCTCAGTCAAACGGGGTGGAGTTACGGTATCTTCCTCTTGCGAATACAGGGCGGCGTGATACTGTCAGCGAAGCACTACGACATGACAGAGTTGGAACAACTCTATGCAGACTAGGCGCATGTCGTTTCTGGAGAGCTGCGCGAATGTCGGGATCGGGTACGGTATCGCTGTTGGATCACAGATGGCGATATTCCCCCTCTTTGGGGTTCGCCTACCTGTCACCGACAACCTCCTCATCGGCGCCTGTTTCACCCTCGTCAGCCTCGGGAGAAGCTATGTCCTCCGTCGTGTCTTTGCCCGGCTCTGAAAACCCGGATCGGATGCCTTTCATGGCTGACCCCGTGAAACGCCCCGCCCACTACACCAAGGGCTCCATTGAAGTCATCGACTTCATCGACCAGACGGTGGCGGGCTATGCCGACCCCCAGATGGCCTACTATCTCGGCAACATCCTGAAGTACTGCGCCCGGGCCCCTCACAAGGGCAACATGCAGCAGGATCTCGAAAAGGCAGAATTTTACCTTCGACGCGCCATCAACCGGGCTGCCACCCTCTCTCGCCCTGTGACTCCCGTGGACAGCGGGGACAAATCCTAAAGGCAGGATTGTAGACCGGAACGGTTGTTTTCGTCTCCGGTTGAGTCGCCAGCGGACCCAACCCTTCCCTAACGCCTGATCGGGGGACGCCACCTTGCCCCGGGTGAGCCCGGGGTTTCTTTTTCAGGGCGTCCGGCTACGCCGCCGGGCTCTCGCCTTCGGGCCGAGCCCTCCGGTCTCGCCGGCTTCGCCGCTTCCATCGCTGACGCAAGTGCGTCGAGGCCCGCCGTCGTGAGGCGAAAGCGGTCTTCTCCCTCATCATCGACGTGGTAGGAGATGAAGTTGCGATCCCA